AAAATTTAACATTTAATTTTAACGGAGGAAATGGTATGAGTAAAAAAACTACATTCGAAGACCATATTCAAATAATAGAAGCTGGTCATCAAAAAATTGCAGGTCTCAATCCAAAAACAGGAAAAATTCAAAGTTCTTTACTTGACAAGTTAGCACAAGAAATGGGATTTTCAACAGAAGATGTAATACCTGATAATACAACTGTTGCCGGTACAGATCCTACTGTTGAATCTGCTATGGATCAAGTTATTGGAGATCAACTTATTCTTTCTGGTGGAGATCCTGCTGAAATAGCTGCTGGAGAAATTCCTGCTGCTGCAACTCCTACAGATCAAAATCTTCCTATTTCAGATGGTGATTCGGTAATTACTGATGCTAATAATTTTAGCAGGGAACCTGAAGCTGTTGCTGCTGCTGCAGTTGATGGTGGTGGTGATGAATCAGGAAAATCTGCTGTTGAAGGCCCTGTTGCTGCTGAAACTATTGATGAAGAGGCTGCAAGTATTGGTGAGAAGATTGCATATGCTTTTCAAAATACTCTTGCAAAGCAGGCCGAAGATGCTGAATATTCTCAAGCTCTTGAAATTTTGAAAGAGGCTGGCGTCCTTGAGGGATATAACATTCATGATGAAGGTATTGAAAAATCAGCTTCTGAAAACGTAAATTATCTTGAAAAAATTTCGAGTCGTCAACCTTTAACACGTCAGGATATTATTGGGGCTGCTTATCAGGTTGTTGATTTTGAAAAGAATGCGGCTGATGCTGAAAATAGAGGAAGGGAAGATGCTCGCGCTCTTGTTGAGATGGTGGCGCAAAGTACTGAAGAAGTTGCTACTATTGAAAAGAAAGCGTCGTCAGAACAACAGGAAATAAATAGTCTTCTGAAAGATCCTGCAGTTGTTAATGCAGTGAAAGTTTTAAAAAGTAAAAATATAATTTAATCACAAAATTAATTATTTTTTTTTGTGAGTATAAATATGCAACAAGATATTGATATAGGTAGAATGATTTTAGATTTTATATCTTCTAAAAATTCTACTGAAAAAATAGCATCAAACATTGATCTTAATGAAGCTAAAAAAATATCTGAAGGGTTATTTAAAATAGCTTCATATCCATATAATAAAAATGTATATGGATCTATTCAGGAGATAATGAAGATTGCTTCCAAATGTATTAGTTCTTTATTACAAACACTTCAAACGTCAAATTTGCAAGTTGTTGAGCTTGAAAAGTCTGCTGAGATTAGATGTTTATTAAGTGACATGATTAAAAATGGTCTTGTTAGTAATAATAATCTTGAAGAAAAGATAGCTGAATTAATGAAAAAAGATGATAAAAATCTTTTAATATTAAAAGAGGCTATAAAACTTGCAAATAATAAAGAAAGTGAAAGTTTAATATTTGAACAAAATACTAATGAAGGATCTAAATCACGAATTAAACGTGGTATATTTGATGGTATTTTATAATTTTTTTAACTATTAATAATTTCACCATTGTATATGGATTGAAATGAATTGGAGAAACTTATGCTTGATGTATTGACTCTTTTGAATAAAGTTGAACGAGTATCACGTTTGTTTGAACTTGACAATTTTGTTGCAGTTCCTGGAATATGGGCTGAAGTCGTTGATGATGGTTCTATTAAAAATGTTGTTACTGATACTCCTGCTAAATGCAATAAACTTGTATTTGGTGGAGTTTCAGACAATCCTTATGAAAATAACGATACAAAGGCTGGAAGAGTAACTACTATAGAATCTCATGGTGTTCGTTGTAAAGTTGATTCAGAAGGTTATGATGGAACTGTAAATGTTTTTGACGATCTTGTTGTGGCTACAGGAGCAGGAATAGAAGGTAAGTTGGTGTCTGTGGCAGAAACAACTGAAACAGGAATATATGAAGTTGTTGCTCGTGCTGAGGAAGTTAATGATACAGAAGGTTGGATAATATTCAAAACATTATCTCCTTCATATATTACATTAACGTAATTAATTATATTTGATTAAAATTTCACACTTGCTATTAAAAATCCCATAGTTTTAACTATGGGATTTTTTGGAATTTATCATGACAAGGGGAATATTATTTGTAGTATTTGGAGATTATTATAAATTGGCAATACAAACAATTACATATTCTCGTCAATTTACAACTCTTCCTATACAAATCATACATAACATTAAAGAACTTCCAGATTATTTAAAAATTAATAATACAATATTTACATATTCTAATCTTAATACTGAATTTAATAGACAAATTAAAACATTAATGCATCTTCATTCAGTGTTTGATGAAACTATTTATATTGATTGTGATGCAGTAATTCAAAATTATGGAATAGAAGATGTTTTTAAATATTTTGATGAAGGAAATGATTTACTTTTAGTAAATTATGGATTTTATAGAACTTCAGATATTGTTCGTCGCCAATCCCCTTATACTAATATATTTAAAAAATTTAATATAGAATCTCCTGTTTGTATATATTATGGAGCATTTATAGGATTTAAGAAGAATGATAAAGTATCTGATTTTTTTACAAAATGGAATAAAAATTGGAAAGAAGATGGATGTGGTAGAGAAATGCCTGCTTTATCAATGACAACATATTATACCAATGCTGTTATTAAAAATATTGAAATTAAAGATAATATATTCATGTGGAAGCCATATAATCCAAAATCTATTATACAACATGAGTTTGGAGGTGGGTCTGCATTTTGGAAAAAATATTTTAATTTTAATAAAAATTTAATAGAAATTAAAAATAAAGTGGAACTTATAGAAGAAATTAATAAAAATAAAATAGAACCTATAAAAGATATTAATAAAAATAAAATAGAACCTATAAAAGATATTAATAAAAATAAAATAGAATTAGTTAAAGATATTAATAAAAATAAAGTAGAACCTATAAAAGATATTAATGAAAATAAAATAGAATTAGTTAAAAATGTTAATGAAAATAAAATAGATTCTAAAATAGATTTTAAAGTAGATTATAAAAAAGATATTAATATAAAATCTAAAAATGTATTTATAGATTGTGGATCATTTAAAGGTGGGATTTCGAGAACTTTTAAATTAAAAAATCTTAAATATAAAGTTTTTGCTTTTGAATGCAATCCATTTTTATCATTAGCTTTATATAGAAATAATATAATTAAAATTAATAAAGCTGTATGGATATATAATGGATTTGTAGATTATTATTTATCAAGTATTAAATTGGAAAATTTAAAAAATTCTTCTTTATATAAATATAATAGAAGTATTAATTTAGATAAAATTAAAGTATATCAAGTTCCATGTATTGATTTTAGTAATTGGTTAGGTAATAATTTTACTAAAGATGATAATGTAATTGTAAGAATGAATATTGCTGGAGCTGAATATGAAGTTTTAAAAAAATGTATTAATGATGGAACTATTAATTTAATTAAAAAATTATTAGTACGATGGAATTATAATAAAATAGATTCTATTAAATATTTACATAATGAAGTATTTAATAAATTAATTGATTTAAAAATTAATATAATAAATAAATATACAGAACTTTATATTGATAATTAGGTATAATATTATGAGTATCGGAATATTAGCAAATTATACTCATACTCATATGAATAAATATTTTTCTTCAAAAAATTTAGCAAATGCATTAAATGCAAAATTATTTCCAATAGGAATTAAAACAATAGAAAAAATTGATCATTTAATAATTATTGGTATGAGAGGTTTAGAAACTTATAGTAAATTAAATAATAAAAATTTTAAATCTGTAGCAGTTATATTTAGTGATACAAGATTTTGCATTGATTATAAATGGTGTAATAATTATGTTATTAAAAATAATATACCAGTTTATGCCATGCCAGATCTTCATAATTTTTTACAATGTAAATATATTCCTGCTTATCAAACAATAACATGTTCAAATGTTATTATTGAAAAGCCTATAGATCGAGTAGTTATATGTCATTCTCCTGGAATAAAATGTTCTAATAATTGGAAAGGAACAAATCAAATTGGAGAAATTGTTAATGAGTTGTCAAAAGAATATAAAATAGAATATAAATTATTAACAGGTTTATCAAATGAACAATGTATAAAAGAAAAAAGTTCTGCTCATATTTTTGTTGATCAATTAATAAAAGGAAATAAATTTGTTGATCAAAAAAGATTTGGAGGAGATATATTATATAATGGTGGACTTGGTAAGTCTGGAATAGAAGGAATGTGTTTAAAATGTTGTGTAATTACAAGTATGGATGAAGTTGAAACAGAACCATATTTTCCATTTCCTCCTATTGTTATAACTGATTATGATAATTTTAAAGATGATTTGGAAAGAATTGTATGTAATATTGGTTATAGAAATTTATTTATTGAAAAGCAAAAAAAATGGGTTGATAGATATTGTAGTCCTGAATTTGTTGCAATGAATGTTTTAAGGCATATTTTATGAGTTTAAAAAGTGCATCTAAACTTAGAACTTTATGCGAAGTGGTTAGAGAAATTAATGATATACTTCAAGGAGATAAAATTCACGAAAAAATATTACCTAAATTAATAGAAGTTGAATATATGGCTAAAAAAATGGAAAAAAAACTTCTTGAATATAATAAAAATGGTTTTCCAGATTGGTGGGCAGAAAATAGTGATTATGAAAAAGATTTAGAACGAAGACTTAATGAATCATATCTATACAAATAGGAAAATAAAAATGAAAGTATATATTGATTGCGGATCATATGAAGGTGGGACTATAAGAAAATTTATAAAAAGTAGTTATTATACTGATGATTTTAAAATTTATGCATTTGATCCAAATCCAAGATTGACTCAATCAAATTATAATGATAATGTTACTTTTATTCAAAAAGCTGTTTGGACATCTGATGATATTATTAATTTTTATATAAATACAAAAAATATTAAAAAGCAATGTGGATCAAGTATTATAAAAGAAAAAATTACAGGATCTCTTGATAAAGAAAATCCTATAAAAGTTAATACTATAGATTTTAGTTCATGGTTAAAAAATAATTTTACAATTAATGATTATATTATAGTACAAATGAATATTGAAGGTGCTGAATATGATGTTCTTAATAAATGTATTAATGATGGAGCTATTAATTTAATAAATATATTATTTGTTCAATTTCATGAAAAAAAAATAAAATTAGGAGTTGAAAAACATAATAAATTATTAATTAGACTTAGTAATATAAAAACATTATCAGTATTTATTGATAGTAAAGATCCTCTTGAACAAGAATTTTATGGATTACATAAATGCCGTACCAATGTTTAATAAATTATACAGGCACTCCAAGAACGGCTCAATTTGGAAATCATGATTGTGGTTATCGATCATTTAGTACTAATCATAATATAGAAAGAGTTGTTGAATATCCTTGGGCGTTAAAATTTTTAAAATATATTAAAAGTGGTAAAAGAGAAAAAATATTAGATATTGGTCCTGGTCCATTTTATGTTTTTCCACAAATATTACAGTATATGAATTACAATGTTGTTATTATAGATGTTGGACCAAATGCTGATAGAATAATAAAAGATGATATTTGTAAAACTAAGTTATTATCAAATGAATTTAATGCTGTTTTTTGTATTAATGTAATTCAATTATGTTATGATCATTCATTAGCTATTGATAATATACATAGAATACTAAAAAATGATGGATTAGCTATTATTACTGCTGGGTTTAGTAAAGTAGAAAAAAATAAATTTGATAGAGGATATATTTGTAATAAAGATGGATCTAAAACTAATGGATGTTTTACAATATATCAGCAAGAAATTGATGAATGGGAAAAAAAATTTTCTAAAGTATTAGAAATTATATATTGGAAAGCGTGGGAAACTGATTGGCATGTTGGTGAAAGGCTTCCATTTCCTATTGAATGTGGAATAGATGACGCTCAATTAATTGGAATTACTTTACAAAAATAAATTATGGATAAAGAACAATTTATATTAGATAGAAATATTGGAAAATTAGATCAAATATGGGAAAGATATTTTGATGAAACCCATCCTAAGCATCAACAAGTAGTTAATAGATTTAATTGGATTATGGATAGAGTGCATGGCCCAAAGGTAATTGATATTGGATGTTCTAATGGATTGGGAGTTTTTCTTTCTTCAAAAATAAATAGTGTAGAAGAAATATATGGAATTGATATATGTGAAAAAATAATTGAAATGGCTAAAATAAACAATTGTAATTCTAATAAAAAAATTATTATTAAAATAGGGATGGCTGAAGAACTTGGGTTTGAAAATAGTTTTTTTGATTGTATAATAATGGGAGAAACTCTTGAACATGTTTTTAATGATAAAGATGCCATTTCTGAAGCTTATAGAGTATTAAAAAATAAAGGAACAATTATTGTAACAGTTCCTGAAGGTGGAAAAATTTCAAAAAACCATCTTCGTGTATATTCAGAACAATTAATTGTTGACTTGCTTACTACAACAAAATTTAAAATAATTGAAATAAATAAAATGCTATCAGGTCATAATGGATCTCCATATTGGATATTAATAAAAGCGATAAAAAATGAATTATTTATTTCTTAGAGGAAGATCTGCTGCTATATATGAGAAATCAGATATGTGGCAAGATTTATTTATAAATATAGTTAGTAATGATGGAAAAGGTGAAATGGTATGTTATGGTAAAAAAGAATTTCATCAAATATTAAATAATTTTAGCATTCTATGTACTGATGATATGAAAAGTTATGAAGCCCCATTTAAACCAGATATTATATTTTCAAGAGGTGGTTTTGGATGGAATGATATTATTTTAAATAAATATAAATCTACAATTAAAGTTTATTATGGTGCTGGTCCTCGTTATAATCCAAAAAATGATATTTATTATGATATAATTTTAACTGATTGTAAAGAATTTTTTAACAATTGTAAATTAAGCCATAATGATTCTAAAATAGTTCCATGGATTAAACCTGCTCATTCTGATTTTATTCCTCCATTATTTTATAGTCATGAATATGATATCTGTTATATTGGAAATGCAAAAGAGCCCCGTCCTCATAAAGGACATAAATTTGTAAAGGAAACTTGTCCTAAAAATTTAAATATTTTACATCTTGGACACAAATCTGAAATTGATAGTTTAAATAATGTAACTAATAAGTTAGTTATGAGAAATGAAATGCCATATTGGATAGGTAAATGTAAAGTTGGAATTATTCCATCATCAATTGATTATTGCCCTCGCGCAATGGTTGAAATGCTTGCATGTGGACTTCCTGTTATTGCCCTTGATACAGTTAATTTTTGGCCTGAAATTTATAGAGATGTTATTGTTTTAAATAAAGAAAATTTTTGGAATGGTGTAATTAAAATATTAAATTCTGATATTGATCATCAAAAAATAAGTGATACATATAAAAATGAGTTATCAATGGAAATAGCTTCAAGTTATTTAAAAAATATAATTTATGAAAAAAAGTGTATATAATATTAAAAATTAATTATATTATCTATATATGTACAAATCATTAATAATATATTATAATAAAACTATGTGAAACTATTTAAATTATATCAAAGGAGTTTTTTATGTTAGAAACACATGCCGCCATTCAAGCTAACGAAGCTTTTATGGAAAAAATTGCTACTCTTGAGGGACAGGCTCAACTTTCAGAAGCAGGAAAACAATATGTTAAAACTGAACTTCAGGAAGCTGCGTTTTCACGCGCTATAGTTCCACAGGAACCGATTACTGTAGCTGATTGTCAAAGAAATGTTAATGATACATCATTGTATCTTATCCGTGATATTGAACCGGACGCAGCGGCAGTAGCTGTGGATAATCTTGGAGAACCTGATGGTCAATATATAAAAGGTGCAAAGTATATCATACCTATTGTTAATTTTACTACAAAACGTTTTCAGATTACCTATGAAGATCTTCGTTCATATCAATACAAAATAACCAAACGTATTGAAGACAAGTCAGTTCCAATTCTTGAGAAACTTGAAGATAAGTTTTTTCTTCGTATTGTTGGGGCCGCTCTTGGAGTTGCGATTGATACTAAAAGAAAATGTGTAAAATATGAAGGAGCTACTGCTCTTACAATAGATCAAAAGGATCTTGTAAAAATTAAGAATACTCTTGCTTCGGGTATTAATGGTTCTGATTCAAAACGTAAAGAGGTGGGATGTATTTTAATGTGTCAGGAAGTTTTTGAAACTGCAGTGTTCCTTCCTGGTGCTGGTGATGATTTTGGTAAAGACAGAGTTTTGAATGGTATTACTTCAGATACTCTTCATGGAACCAAAGTTATTAAAACCATTAAGAGCGATATTCTTCCTGTTGGTCATATCTGGGCGTTTACAACTCCAGACTTCCTTGGTCATAATTTCTCATTGGGTGATCCAAATTTTGAGATTAAATCAAATTTTGGTCTTATTGAGTGGCAGACAAAAGAATCAGTAGGTTTTAATGTTGGTAATGCTCTTTCTGTCGCATTGCTTACACTTTTGGGTTCAGTAAATCCAGGAGGAGCAACTGATCTTGAAGTTAAAACTGACGGAACGCTTCCAGCAAATATTACCAATTATTATAAAGGTTTAAAACTGTAAAATTTGTAATTTATTTTTTTTGTTATCATGAAAGCCCAGCCCCAATTTGGAAGGGCTGGGTTTTTTTGTATAAATAGGATAAAAATGACATTAAGTGAATATAGAATAGCTTTAAGAGACTTTATTAAAGATCATGATGTATTAAATAGATTAATAGAGTTTAAGGAAGAAAATTCAAGTAATGAATTGGATATGTATATTCACATGGCATTAGGTTTTTTAAATTCCACACCTCCAATGGTTCAATCGTATACTATATCTACATTTCCATTACCATCTTTACTTATACATCAAGCATCAATTGAATGTTTAATTTCTAATGGTATAGTAATGGCTCGTAATGACCTTGCTTACAACAATGGTGGAATAAATGTAAAAATTTCTGATGGAACTCGATATCTCCAGCAATTGCAAACTTTATATGCTGTTGCTGATAAAGAAATAGATGTTTTAACTAAAATAAAAATAGCAATTAATATAAATGCAGGATGGGGAGGTGTCGCTTCTCCATACGCATCTTTACATGGTTTAGAAGGAACTGTTATTGATGATTAAATAATAAAGGGGAGATTATGGAAAAAGTAAAAATTGTTATTGAAGATCTTCAAAAAATTGCTGGAATTGGTAATACTTTAAATACATTATTAAAATTAGCTGCTAAGGACGAGGAATCTAATTTTAATGAAAAGTCAAATAAAGATAAGAAAAATGAAGATAGCGCTACTAATGGTAGTGAGGATGAAAATGTTGAAGAAGAATCTGCAGAAAAAGAACCTGCTGAAAATATAGCCCAAGAAGAAGAAGCGGTTGAACAACCTACAGTTAACCCTTCAGTACCTCAAGAAACTAATACCCCAGCTCCTCAAGAAGTGGGTGCGATGTCAGCAAGGGCATTCCTTGGTCCTGAAGTTTTTAATATGGCTATGCAGGGAAATCCAAACGCTCAAGATTTAATAGGTCGTGTGGCTGCTCATATTGCACAAGTTGGAACAGATTCAGCATCAAATCAAATGGATCAAATGATTCAACAACAATCTATGTCACAAAATTTAGAATATGCAGCTACTCCTGATGGTTATGCTCCACAAGCGGATGAAACTGTAGATCCTAATGCTGTTCCAGTGGATCAAAATGGTGTTCCTATAGATCAAAATTCTGTTCCTGCAAATTTAAATGTAGCACAAGGAGGCATAACTCCTGAAGAGGATGTTGCTAATGATATAGTTCCTCCTGTAGAATCATCTCAAGTTCCTACAGGCATCCCTGTTCAACCAAATTCAGTTAATGGTAGTCAGGCATCTCCTCAAGATCAAAATGCGGTAAAGGGCCCTGTAAACGTTAATGGGGTAAATATGTATGATGAGGAAACCGTAGCTAAATTAATTGAATTGGCTAAAAAAGGTCAAATTTAACTAGGTTTAAAGTTAAATAATGGAACAGAAAATAACAAAAAATTTTTCTTTTTATGAATTCGCTCCTAATCAGTTTGGTAAGGGATGGATTCCTGATAGCAAATATTTGCAATTACTAATTACCAATCTTGCAAATAATATGCAGATAGTAAGAGATGCTATGCCTATAAATTCATCTATTAGCATTTCATCTGGAGTAAGAAATAAAGAGGATTAT